AGAGGTGGTGAAGAGCTGAAGGCAGAGGTGGTGAAGAAAACAAAGAAAGGAGGTGGTTGAATGAAACAACAGCAACTACACGCAGTTAAGCTACTGGTTCCAACATCAGAGCTTGGCGAATTGTTCAATTGGCGATTCCCTAACGGGGCTTGGTTTAACCGAGAGCTATCTCCGCTCCGCCACGACCAAGTGCGGAACGTCAGAACATAAGGTGAAGATGGCAATACTTCGCCGGAAAGGCTCCAAGCCAGTCGCAGAATAATGCGATTGACAACCACCGCTACCTAACTACAGTCCCCGGATGTCTGTGTTCTATCAGCGCATAGATAAGTACCCGCCGGTTCTAGTTCGGTTGATGGCCAGGAAGCCAAGGGCTAAGGGCAGCGGTAACGGCACGAGACCCCTGTCCACCGGCGAGATTGCGAGCCTGTCAGGTTTGCCCTCCTCAATGGTGGAAGGGTTGTCTCATTCAACAACATGGAAGGGAGTGGATGTCTACACCGTTCGTGACTTCACGGTTGCCTGCGGTGTGGACTTCACTAACCCCTTGCACATGAAGAGGTTATCGCAGTACCTGCACAGGCGGGGTGCGTTTCATTACATACGAAAGGATGCTAAGTGGGACGACTACTACAGTCATCTGGTTGAAATCTGGCGCAGTAATTATGACACAAGAGAGAATCAATGAGCTGGACGGGGAGGTTAGGATGCTCCGGATCGCGAGAAAGAACCTATCCTCTACCATAGCGAGGGAGGAGCGAAGACTTCGACAGATGAGAGCCAAGTTAGCTGCTGACAAAGGGACAGAGAAGATAAAGAACAGATACACGGAATACAAAACCAAGGTCGATCAACTTAAGGTCAAGTTAACCAAGGCAAACAGCCAGATATTACAGGAAGAACTCAACGAAATGGAACTGAAATGAAGTTAAAGAAAGTAAACGACACATATCACGTCTGCTTTAAGGCCGAGGATGGCTCGATAATGCAGGCAGACACGAAGGAAACGGACTGGCAAGAGGCATCGCGGACGGCAGAGCAGGCCAAGGTAAGGGAACTTGAGCGCGTAGCCAACATCACCCGGTTAACAGGTGAGATAGTGACCAAGATAGTAAGCGGTAAGAACCTTGTGTTGCGTGACGCACTCAGCAGGTACGAGGTGTGGGCTAACAACAACCTGTCTAGGAGGACGGCGCAAAGCCATGTGTCCTATGCCGCAAAGTTCATTAAGGATTTTGGGTATGGCGAATGCACGCCTGAGTCGCTAACAGATGAGGCCGTAAGCGAGTTTGTTAACCCTAGTGTTGGGGCAACAACCCCAGTCTACGGAGCTAAGGACTGTTGGTCTGCTCGAACCTTACCATCCTTGTGTATTAAGGCGTCAACTAGAAGGGTGAGGAAGTCAGCACTTAAAAGTTTTCTAGACTACTGCTACAACAAGGGGTGGATGACCCACAGGCCAGCTCATTTATGCAGGGTGAAGATGGATTTGATGACCCATAAGCAGAAGGAAACCAAGTCACACTTGAGCTTAACGGAGGATGAGATCAACCATATCATGCAACATTGCAATGCCTTCTGGATGGCGGCGGTTTATCTGGCATCCGAAACCGGGCTGCGACTTGGAGATATCTGTTCTCTTGAATGGGACAGCGTTGACCCTGCCTCTGGATTGATAGTTGTGTGGACAGACAAGAGCGACACACGAGTCAGCTTGAATATGCCACATTGTTTGTCTGATATGTTGAGCAGACTGCCTGTTATCGACACCAACTATGTGTTCCCTGTTGAGAGGGAAATATACCGTGACCCAAAGCGAAGGTCTTGGTTAAGCGGGGAGTTTAAGAAGATAGTTAAGAGCGCATCGAAAACAATGGCAGGTGGAGACCTACATAAGAAGAGCTTTCATGGGCTACGCGGATACTACGCCAAGAAGAAGGCGAAGGGCGGAGCCTCAAAGGAAGACGTGGCTAAGAATTTAGGACACGCAAGCACGGAGACGACTGACATTTACCTGGATGGGAAAAGTTAAGTACGATGACGCTTGGAGGAAGCGGTTGCATGAAGCCTTGGAGGAGGCCGACGGCAACCAGACCGAGGCGGCACGGGTAATGAAGGTAAGCCAAGCCACCATGCGGCAAGTAATGTCAAGGGACGCAGCACTCAAGGGCCGGTGGTTGGACAGGGGTGTTGGCAATACCATGCACCGAAAGCCGCAGCCAATGTCAGACGCGGTGGCTATACAGAAAGAGAATCAGGTCATGGCCAAGGGCTTGGAATCGATGGGCATAACAGGTCACTCGAAGGCAGAGGCGATGGCCTTCCTTGATTTCGGCAGAAGCAGCCTTGGTGCAGCCAGACAGTTGATAGGCGGCGGGGTTGTTAAGTTATTTAGTGATTTAATGGGTGATATATCCCAGATAAGGGAGGAAATTTCCGGCGGCGTTGATGGCGAGAGAGAAAAAACATTACGAGAGGACAAGTCCAGTCTAATTCGCCACGCACTAGAGGCTTATGACCGGGCTAACAAAGCTGCATTGACTGAGGCTGTGGTAAAGCAGAAAATGGAAGAGCGAAAGGGGGGTAGGACTAGGGGGAAACCGGGGTTTTCTCCCGTGACTGCTATTCAGATCAATGAGCCGAAGGAGGTTAACGTCACGGCCAAAGAGCGTTCGGATTCTAAACCTAACGTACAAGATTAAATATGTGGATGAGACCGAAAGGATTGCAGCGGAGGCTGACGGGTGGTGTGACTTCACGACTCAGACGATAGCGATATGCGCAAACCTAACAGACGAGGCGATGGCAGATACTTTCCTTCACGAGTGTATCCACGCAATAGGATATGCAATGGGAGTGGAGTGGAAAAAGGAGGAGGTTGTGGCGCACCGTGTGGCAACCGGCCTGTGCATGATATGGAAGGATAACCCGGACGCGTTCAAATGGTGGGCCAACCTTCTGTAGCAGAACTTGAATCAGACGCACTTGCAAGCATGGCTCCTGCGCCCGCTCCGCCAGCAGGCGAGTGGCATCCCGACCTCAATGAAACCCAGAAAAAAATATTCGATGACAGCTCTCGGTTTGTGTTAGGTTACGGTGAGAAGGGGAGCGGCAAGACAATAGCTTTCGGGCATAAACTTATTCGCCACGCATATGAAAACGACAATGCGCTGGTGATGATCCTATCTCCATCAATAAGGACAGGCTCAGAGGGTATCTGGCATGACCTTGAGACTCTTATTATCCCGTTCTGGGTTGAGGGTATAGGGCTTGAGACATCCATCGCAAAACTAGACCCGAACACCAAGGATCGACACCGCTGGATAGGCAACCGTTTCGGAGGATGGTCAAAGCTATTGCTAATTAGCATACCTTACGCAGCAGCAGTCGAGACACGTATCAAAGGGCCAGCCCCGTCCCACATCTACATAGACGAGCTAACACAATGCGACGGCAAGGAGTACTTCATATACCCGGCAGCTCAGTTAGGTAGGAGAAGGGGGATCGAGGGGCCACAACAATACTGCGGTTCGTGTAACCCTGAAGGGCCAAGCCATTGGGTTTACAAGACATTCTTCGAGGACTGTTACGAGGAAGATGGGACAAAGGACAAGGACTTCTCGGTCTACCATGTGCCAGTAACGGAGAACATCAAGCGGCTTCCTGATGGCTACGTTGAGAACCTTCACCGCATTCTTCGCACCGACCCCGTTGAAAAACGCAGGCTAATTGACGGCGAGTGGGTGGACAGACCGACCGGGGAATCCCTGTTCAAGGACTACTTCGTGCCAACCAACCACATTAAGGGCGATCTTTACAAGGGGACGGGGCTACAGCCAATGAACGGGTTCCCTATCACCGTAGGGTATGACCTTGGGCAGGTTTACAGCAGCATATCCTTCATGCAAATGATCCCAACGCAGGATAAAATGTTGTGGGTTGTGTTCGATGAGATGGATTACCTAGGAGTTCGGCATCTCTACAAGCGGCTTGCCCAAGAGGTGTGCAGGAAGATGGATTACTGGAACCGAAAGATGGAGTTCGAGTTTAAGTATGAGCATATATCTGATAACTCTGCCATAAATCAATGGCATCCGGGGGGTGAAGGGAGCTACGATAGCTGGGATATTGAACGATTCAGCGGCGGGCGCATCAAACTACAGGGCTGTCCGAAGGGGAAGGGGAGCGTCGAGGCAAGGGTCAGGCTTCTTCAACAGAAACTATTCAACGATGAGGTTTACGTCAGCGCACTATGCAAGGTGACGATAGATATGCTTCAGCACCTGGTGTCAGACAAGAAAGACCCAACCAAACCCAAGCGATCCAAGTACATACATAAGTTCGACGCGCTGTCTTACCCAATGATGAAGCTGGAATTAAATGGCATGAGAAATACCTTGCAAATTGACAGACCTCGTTCCAGCCTTACCCATTGCGGAAGGCAATAGAAGATTATGGCAATACAAGTAAGCGATAAGGTGGTTCTCGACCTGACCGATGATTCGGATTTGAAAGATTATTTTTCTAGGAAGGGGGCCGGTGAGAAGTGTTCAATGGAGATAGACGCGACCCTCGATGAGGCGTCCAGCGAGCAGGCAGTTCTCTCTATTACGGGGGTGTCTGTTGACTCTTACTCCGCTGACGAGGAACCAGAGCCGGCTAAAAAAAAGGCCGTGAAATTCAAGATGCGCGAAGGCGAAGCGGGAGGAGAAAGCGACGAATACTAGGAAGCTCGGCCACGGCGAGGATTGCTAGGCACTACCTAGACCTTGACCTGTGGGACGGGTGGACAATGGATCGAGTAAAGAAATGTTGTGGTTTAATGCAAGTCACCCTGCCGGAAGCGGCTGCCATTTGTTGTGTGGAATGGTGGCAGTTCAAACGATGGCTGAAGGCGGACAAGGTTCCGTCCTATGTGGCTCTGATGTTACACCACTTGGAAAAAGATTTTGCTAAGGCTGAGTATGGTTGATTTAGATATTCTTAAACAGGCGGGGACAACCAACGAGAGGTTGAGGGAGATACTAACGGCGGTCAAACCTGACAAGCCGGCAAAGATTCCCAAGGAGAAGAAGGCCAAGATAGCGCGGGACGTTAAGTACCGTGAAAAGATTGAGAAGCTAATCAACTCAAGGCTGCATGAGCATATTGTATTCACGCTCAGAAACCATCACATCTATTCGGCTGTTGACTTGGCGTGGGACTCAGCTCCTGTAACCAAGCAGACCATTCCCCTTATCATGTACGCACAGAAGAGGCTTAGCCTTGACTCGTGTGTCACCGAGCTAAGCAAGCTGAAGGTATCGGATAGGTTTGTTCGTAAGTCAGAGTCAGGTAAGCCGGAACACATTGACCTGCCGAAGTTCTTCGAGACGAATGTTAATCTGGTTCGCTCCCTTATAACCCGCCGACTGTCTGCGCAGGCAAACAAGTATAACAACTTGTACCCCTTCTTTAAGTATGACTCCCGGTCAACCACCCCAACAGCCAGACTAAAGGGGGACGTGCTGTCTCAGCGCATGGACATCATGGCAGATCAGTATGACTACCGTCACTTCCAGACGCAATGTATCAGGGACATGATGTTGTATGGACATAGTATTGCTTTCCCACGCGCAAGCTGGGAGAGAGAGGTGCAATGGCAGAAGAAGAACCTGTCTGAAGAATTTCAAGGAGACGAGCTGGAGAAGGAGGCAAGGGTAATCAAGGAGGGCTTGTCGTGGGTTAACCCGCACCCGTCCCGTGTGTTCTGGGACATTAACCACCCGCTTAACTCACTTAACTCCGACTCCGGGGCAGAGTATGTTGGCTACTGGGAAGTGCTGAAGTACAAGGACGTGGCACATAACCCTGCGTTCTTTAATCGGAGCGCGGTTTCTTACACGGACTTCACCACGGGTCTGTTCGGAAGCAACAACGCCTACTGGTCTCAATACTATTCGACTATAAGTGCGCCTCCTGCCCTCAACGACCTAACAAGTTTCAACGACAGGCGCAATCAGATAGGGGTATATAATTCTGAGTATGATGACTCCTCCATCTTCGTGACTGAGTTCTATTGGAAGATAGCACCGAAGGAATATGGTATCGGCGACTACCCTTACCCGGTGTGGGTTCACTTCAAGGTGGCCAGCGAGAATACTATTATCTTTGCCGAGATCATGCCGTCGAGTCCGGCTGCTGTTTATTCTTTC